GTCGTTAAGTACTTGTTCAATAAATTTTAGGATATTACGAATTTGAATTTTAGACAAGTGTTGATAACCCTGAATAACTTGACTATCTTTACCTTCTTGCACTAGTTCAAATTCAGCTTGTTTACGTTTCCAAACGTCAACAATTAAACTAATATGTTGAGGCATTACATTCTTTTTAGCAACTTCATCCATTGGCTTAAGTTTACTATTAGGCTTTGTTCCACCTAGAATGAATTCGTCAAATAATCCCTCAAGCTCGCCTGCCGCCTCACGTGCCTTATCTTTAAGAATATCCTGAATGTTTGGACGTGCAACAACCACTTCTTCTTTATTGCCACCGGTAGTACTTTCTTTTGTTTCCGGTTCCTCAAGACACTTCACTAGTCGTGAAATTTCATTTTGTAGTGTAGCATCTTCTTTTTCATTAAGTTCAAGACCGCGCATTGTCATACGTGATAACCAACATAGTGTAGACAAGAATTCACTTTCATGTACCTTACGCAATTTTTTAGCTTCATCATTACGATTATTATAATCCAGATACTGACACATCATTTCCTTTGCATCTTTCTTGCCGTAAAAGCGATTGTACCAAGTGAATGACCTAGCCAATGTAGAAAAACGGCGATCAGAATCGGGTTGCAATGGGAAGAAGGGTTCTTCACCCAAATGCTTTGTATCAGCATCACGTGGATTCAATGCTTTAACAAAATTATCTTCAGTTTGTTTGGATTTTCTTGTAGCCATGTTTATTTCCTTGAGTCTAGTGTAACACAAATTGACCTATGAGTCAACTGTATATATGTATTATATACCCGAAACCATTTAATGTCAACCTCTGAAAAACGATAAATAAGAGTACTATGCCAAGACTAAGCCTCTACCGTTCCCAAAAATCCAATGATTTCAAGTTCTTTGATAAGATTATCAAAGAGCAATTTACTGCCGGTGGTACTGATTTATATATTCATAAGTATTCAGGAATCAAGGATCAGGGTCCGAGCATTGACTTGACGCAACCCCAATATAATAGTGCAGATCCTACAAAGATTCAGGATTTGTTATTCTTAGAAAATAGAGACCGTAAATACGAACCTGATATATATCGATTACGTGGTCATTATAATGTACAAAATCTAGATTTTGATTTAAGTCAATTTGGATTATTTTTAAACAATGATATTATCTTTATTACTGTCCATTATAATGAAATGATTGATTTAATCGGGCGTAAGTTAATGGTAGGTGATGTACTTGAGTTACCGCATTTAACTGATTATCATCCATTAAATGAAACTATACCAACTGCATTGCGTAGATATTATCAGGTTACAGATGGCGATTTTGCCAGTGAGGGTTTCAGTAACACATGGTATCCTCATCTATGGCGTATTAAATGTGAACCGTTAGTTGACAGTCAGGAGTTTAGTAATATTCTTTCACAGCCTACGAACAAAGACAATTACTTAGGTGACTGGAGTACGACAACTGTTTACCCTGCAGGTTATACTGTTAGTTTTGGTGACAAAAATTATCTAACCAAAATAAATACTCCTGCAGGTATACCATGTACTAATACAACTCATTGGCAACTTGATACTGCTGATAATTTAAAAGATATTCTTAGTAGATATAATACCAACATTGCAATTAACAATGCCGCAAATGCAGAGGCTGCTAGACTTCTACCTGCATCAGGTTACGACCGTACTCAGTTATATGTTGCACCATTGGATGATAAATCTATTCCGTTACCACCAGTAAGTATTGTTTATCTAAAAGGTACTCCTAAGTTGCCTGTAGGTAATTTAGCAGAAATTACTAGCCCTGGTTATAAACATGCGGCACCGGTAATACGTATTGGTGCTGCCGCACTACAAAGTATCTGGGACATGACTGCGGATATGGATCAAACTAAACTAACTGAATTTATTCAGATGAGTTTAAAAGTCGCAGAAATTAAACCTGATAGAACTGATAC